CAGGAATCTTCCAGTTGAAATAAACTTTCCACCGCCTACTCCAATTTTACCAGGAAGGATCTTGCCGGTAACAGGCTCAATCTCACCTCTTATTGTATATGGTCTGAATTGGAGTAGGCGGTGGAAAGTTTATTTCAACTGGAAGATTCCTGGGCACATATGAGGATTATTTTAATGGTGTTTCCACAGCAGTCAAAACCCAGATCCTTGGCCCAACCAGATATGCTCTTTGGAAATCAGGGAAAGTATCTTTATCTGAGCTTGCTTCAGCGAGTGGCGAAATAAAATTGATCAAAACTCTGACGAAAAAAGGGCGAAAATAAATATGAGGGTATTTTTATATTTGACAAGTTGCGAAAAAAGAGGCAAAATGAGAAAAAAAAGGACTTGTGATCCCCAATGACTGAAAAAAAAACAGATGAAGAGCAAGGACAGGAATTCTTTGCAAATGCAGAGAGAATAGCCGCTGAAGGAGAACGAAAAAGCTCTGTTCAGCTTGTGGCTTTCTACTACAGAGAAAGATTTTTGGCTTTAGTCACACAAGGATTCACAACGGCTCAAGCAATGGAAATCATCAAGGCAAGGGGCATAATGATGTGAGCACCACAACGATAAAAGATTATTTGCTTGGTTATTATGATGAGTTTGAGATTCCAGAGAAGCCAAGAGAAGTTGGTTATTATGAGCAGATATTGGAAGATTGGAATTCCCAATGTGATCTTTTTTTTTAGTGCCATTCATGCAATGAAGAGAATAAGTGAAGCACCATAAATATTAATTTTAATTGAGAAAGGAAAAACCATGTTTCAGACATACCAAAAGGAGTCCGAGATTCCCGAAGCTCTTAAAGAGCACTATGTTGAGAAAAATGGCAGCTGGGTTCCAGATGGCTTTGTTTCAAGTACAAAGCTGGATGAATTCAGAACCAATAACCGGAATTTAGCCAAAGAAAAAGAAGCTTTGCAGACTCAGCTGCTCACTTTTAAGGATGTTGATCCAACAAAGTATGCAGAAGCTGTTCAAAAGCTTCAAGATCTTGAAAATGACAGACTTGCCGAAGCAGGAGAATTCAAGATCTTAAAAGCCAATCTTGAGCAGGCACATGCTGATGCTATAAAAAAAGAGAAAGAAAACTCTGCAAAGGTTCAGGCTGGCTGGAATTCAGAAAAGATTGCCAATGCAACTGCAAGAACAGTTCTCAAACATGCTCTGCCAGCAGAAGGAAATATGAAATATATTCAGGCAGATATTCAAAATTTGACCTCAATTGATCCTGATACTGGTAAAATTGTATTCTTAGATGATAAAGGACTCAAAATGAAGAATGAGGCTGGTGATGCTGATCTTGAGCTTGAAGAGTATTTGACAAAAACCTACATTCCAACATCAAATCTGTTCAAGAAGTCAGAAGGCAGCGGTTCAATTGGTGGGTATGATGTTCCATTGTCTGGAGCAGGACAAGTTAATATTGATCATGTAAATGGAAAAGATATTTCTGGTGGTACTATTGAAAAGCTTGCCTCTGGAGAAATGAAAGCAGTTTAACCTTTAAACAACAGTTTTAAATGCTCTTGGCCGACAGTCACTGGGCAAATTCCCGAAGGAATTTTTTACAAATTAACCTTTCTGGGATTTTGCCCAGAACTACAAACAGGAGAATTTAAAATGAGTAATACATTAACCTCAATTCTGGTTCAAATCCTGGCAAAAGGAATGATGACTCTGCGTCAGCAAGTTCTTATGACCAGGCTTGTAAACACTGACTATTCCATGGAAGCAAAGAAAAAAGGACAGACCATTGATATTCCTATTGGCTCTGCACTTACTGCCTCCAATGTTACACCAGCTGCTGTTCCAACAGCACCTTCTGATTTAACTCCTACCACAGCACAGATTTCCCTTACCAACTGGAAGCATGCTGATTTTGCTCTAAATGATCAAGAAATTGGTCGCATCCGGGCTGATCAAGACTTTGTGCCACTTCAGATGAATGAAGCTTTTAAGGCTCTTGCCAATGCCATTAATGACTCTGTATATTCCAAATATACTGGTATTTATGGATATGTTGGTACTGCTGCCACTACTCCTTTTGGAAGTGGTGTAGAAGTTGCCAGTGCAACCAATCTCAGAAAAACCCTTCATGAGCAGCTTTGTCCCAGAGATGATAGAAGGGGTGTTCTTGATTTTGCTGCTGAAGCTGCTGCCCTTAATCTGTCTCAGTTTTCTGATGCTGAAAAAAGAGGTAGCAAGGACACCAAAGAATCAGGCAATGTTGGAAGGGTTTTTGGCTTTGATTGGTTTGGAGAAGATGCTGTTCCAAGCCATACTGCTGGAACTGCTTCCGGAGCAACCACAGATGCTTCTGGGTATGCGGTTGGTGTTGAAACACTCACTCTTGCCTCTGCTGGAACTGGAACTATCCTTACTGGAGATATTTTCACCATTGCTGGTGACACCCAGACTTATGTTTGTGTGACTGGTGATGCTGATGTATCTGGTGGTGGAACAGTGACATTTAAACCACCTCTAAAAGTTGCCATCACAACTTCTGCAACTGCCATTACCCTTAAAGCCACTCATGTTGTTAACCTTGGCTTCCACCGGGATGCTTTTGGTCTTGCTATGAGGGCACCTGATGCTGGTCTGAAAGAACTTCTTGGTGCAAGTAAAGCCGGGAATATTATTGAATCTGTTACCTTGGCAGATCCTGTTTCCAAGCTTATCATGCGGCTGGAGTTGATTCGTGGTTATAAAATGACTATTTGGGATGTTGATTGTCTCTGGGGTACTGCTCTTGTTGACCGGGATAAAGCAGCCAGACTTGCTGGATAATCATCAGTCAAATCTGTGAAGGGTATTTAATCCCTTTTGTGCCCTTCACACAAAAAGAAGGAAGGAATTATGAAGGTTGAAACCATAAAAATAGTTTCTAAAAATGCAAAGGGTGGATTTGTGGTTATCAACAAATCAGATCTCAAAACCACTCATACTATTTTTGGAGAAAAAGTTGCTCCTGGAAAATCAGAAGTTAAAAAAGTTGCCACCACTCTTAAAGGAAAAGTTTTCAAAAAATAAAAATTAATCCAAGCGTGATGTTTTGGAAGAATAAATAAAAAAGGAGAAGAAAGATGAAAAAAAGAATTTTAATACCCTTTATACTGGTGATGATTTTTATTGCCTGTTTCTTAGGGTATCAAACAATCCTGGCCACAACCTATACTCAGCCACTGTATGGGTCTTATGAACTTGTCCCAACGGCAGATACAACTGATAATATTTCTTCCAGAGATGTAATTGGAAATAAATCTGATGCTGCCGCAGCCGGGGCTGTGACAACCACTGAATCAATAATGGCTTATGCCAAACAGGGAGTTGGAAGCCAAGAGACTACTGTCTCAGCCACTCTAACAACCCTAACTAATGGAAACAACAATCTCTTTGTAGTTGCTGGTGGACCAGTTAAAATCCTTGAGATAACTGCCTATGTTACGACCATTATAGAATCGAAAAGTTGCTTGATTAATTACAATATTGATCCCACTACTCCTGCGGGTGATACTGCCTTTGGAACAGATGGTACAGCACTTGAGATAAATGGCGATGCTGTTGGAACTTTGTATACCTGGGATGGTGTAATAGCAAATGATCTTACAGCCACCACAAATGGCGTTGCTTTGGGGGTGGCTGCTTTATCCGGGTTAATTGTTCCAGCTGGCTCAATTGAATTGGCAGCTGTTGTTTCAACCTCTGCTACTGGTGCTGTCACAGTCTATATCCGTTATATACCTTTGGCAATCGGTGCTACCATAACCGCAGCATAAAGTATGAATATCATCCAAAAACTGGGGTGAAAACCCCAGTTTAAAAAGGAAAAGAAAATGGCAGTTACAGTAACAGTAGAAGATGGGTCAGGAGTGGCAAATGCAAATTCGTATGTCACTATAGCAGAAGTTGATGCCTGGGTTTTAACTAATCCACATGATACAACTTGGACAGCTTTGACTGATGCTGCAAAGAATGGGTATGCTGTGATGGCTTGCCGGGTTTTAAATGAACAAATGAATTGGGATGGATGGCAAATAGATGCTGATCAAGCTCTTGATTTGCCCAGATCAGGGATGGTTGATAAGAATGGAAATTCTATTGATAATGATGAGATCCCAACCGAAGTAAAAAATGCCCAATGTGAACTTGCCCGATTGCTTGTTATAGAAGATAGAACAGCAGACCCAGGCACAGCTGGATTTAAAGAGATTGGGGTTGGCACAATCAAGCTTGTTATAGACAAGAATGATAGAGTGCCCACTTTGGCTGATGCGGTGTTTAATATGTTGAGATCCTTTGGAAACAAGGCAATAACGCCAGGTATTAGCCAGGTTGTGAGGGTCTGATGACAGTCACATCAAAATTCTTATTACACGGTGGAGTGAGCAGGCTGATTGGGGCACATCTGCATGATGATGGGAGTTATCACTTGGCTGTTGATTCCTTCATCTCTGGTGAAAATAGTAGGCATGTGGGTGTTTCTGCAACCAGTGGGCTTCTTGTTAATGCTCCCTTTTCAACTGGACTCACAGTGGTGACAACTGGTGCTGGGGCAAAGATAACTGTAACATATGAATAAGGATATAAAATGGTTGCATCAGCGGTTAAAATATATGGAAAAATTAGCAGCACTAAATCTAAAGAATTTTCTATGGATAGATCAACTCACGCTTTTAATTGTATAGACCACGCTTTGCATAAAATATTTGAAGGGGCTTCTTTTAGTGTTTCTGATTCCGTAGTTTGTGATACTACAACTGTAAAATGGCAAATTACAACTCCAAATACAACAAAATATTCTCATTTAAAATTTTCATTAAGTAGTACTGGAGAAGCAACCTTTTTAGTTACAGAAGGATCAGATAGAACAGATGGAACTGCTTTATCTGAAGTAAATAAAAAAAGAGTTGGGACACCCACAGCAGCAACAACCATAGTTACAAGAACACCAACGGGAGGTTCAACGGATGGTGCAACAACTTTATTTTCAATAAGGAAAAGTACAACAATACAACCAGATGAAAATGATTTTTGGATCTTAAAACCCAATACTAAATATGTTATTTCTATAACAACTTATGCAGCTGTTTATGCCACAATGAAAATTGATTGGGCTGAACATACAGATAAGGATTAATATGGGACTTGCAAATACAATTCAGAAAGCCGCAAAGACAGCTTTTAAGGTGATTGGAGACATCCCCCTTACTTGTACCTATACTTCTAAGGGAACAAGGACATATACAGCAGCTACGGGTGCGATAACATCATCTGATACTGATTACACTTCCCTGAAAATCTTATTTGAGGACTATACAGCCAAAGAGGTCAAAGATTCTCAGAACAATGGAGGTGATTCTGCTGGAATAATTCTGAACACCGATCAAAAAGCCAGTATTCCAAATATCAATTTAACACCCACTCCAAAAATGGCAGATATTATTACTGATTCAGCAAGTAAGAAATGGACTATTGAAGATGTGAAACTTGATGCAGCCAGAGCTTTATGGGTTTTCCAAGTAAGGAGATCTACATAATGGCAAAAGTTGATTTCAATACTAAGAAGCTCACTGGAAATATCAATAAAAAGCTTCACCTGTTTGTAAGGAAAATAGCACTGGATGGATTAAGGCAGCTTGTAAGACAAAGCCCGGTTGATACAGGCCGATTTAAAGCAAACTGGTCATCTGCCGCAAAGAAAATGGATCTTGGAACTGTTGGTGCTCCTGAGACAAAAAGACGCAGGGGTGCTCTTTCCGCAAAACCAGATTTCAGAAGAAGTTCTCAAGGAATTTCTTCTTATAAACTGAATCAAACTTTGTACCTGTATAATAATCTGGTTTATGCTACAATATTGGAATATGGTCGAGCTTCTGGAAAACAACATTCCCAACAAGCCCCGAAGGGCTGGATGCGGAATACAGCCAGGATGATGCAGAAAAAATTAAATGAGGTTAAGGATCTTGTATGAGTTATGCTCAAGAAAGAACCGATATTGAATCAAGATTAAGTTCCAACTGGTCTACCACTGCAATTAAGTGGGATAATGTTGCTTATATTCCAACACCCGGAACAGCCTGGATCAGATGCACTATTCTTCCCGGAGAAGTAGAAGCACTATCATTTGGAAGGGATACAACAAAAGAATTTATGGGCCTTATTGATATTTCAATCTTTACCCCAAAAGAAACAGGATCTGTTCTTGCCCGGACTTATGCTGATACACTTTCGGCTTTATTTGATATGGTTGCATTCGGTACTATTGATTGTGATGAAGCTTCAGTTCAGAATCTTGGGGTTGATGGCGATTGGTATCAACTTAATATAACAATACCTTTTTCAAGAAGGGAATAAAAAATGGAAGATCCAAATGCATGGGCTGAGTGCGAAGGCTGCAAAAAGAATTTTGTTCTGAGAGCTTCTGCTTATGAAAAATTAATGGAAGATGAAGAACCAATTGTTTGCCCAGAGTGTTTTGGTAAGATAGAAGATGCTCAGATTGAAGAAGCCCTTGGAGAGCAACAGATAAGATGCTTTGAATATCGTATGATAAAGATTTATTCAATAACTGAAGATGAATTAAATAAAATAGGTGGAGATGGTTGGGAGATGACAGCTGTTTCTGGTCACACAATATTTTTTAAAAAGGAGTATTTCAAATGATTGCTGTAAAATGCGCAAGATGCAAAAAAGATTTTAAGATTTCAGGAACTGACTTTGATGAAAGAAGGGCTGCTGGAATAAAGATTGTTTGTCAAGTGTGTTCCACCCTTCCACCTAAAACAAAAACCAATTTTAAAAAGGTTGAGAAAAAAGAAAAAAAGTAATGAAAAAGAGCACTCACAAATTAGTTGGAATTACTAAAGTCAGAAATGAACAAGCTATCATTCAAGATACTTTGGATCATTATTCTTCCTTTTGTGATGCTCTTTATGTGTACGATGATGCTTCAACCGATGATACTGCTTGGATTTGCCGGGAACATCCTAAAGTAAGAAGTGTATTATTGGGAACTTACTGGGATGCAGACAGATTAAGGGCTGAATATCAGAACAGACAAAGGATCTTAGAAGAAGCTCAGAAAGATGATCCTGAATGGATTATTTATTTTGATGCTGATGAAAGGATCGAGTGGGATTTTCAAGGCTATGAAGCCTATGATGGAGTAGTAATGAAACTTTATGATTACTACATCACTCACGAAGATTTGGGCCAGCTTTATTCTAATAGAGAATGGATTGGGCCCGAATACAGAAATATCCTTATGATGTTCAAAAATACCCCAGAAGTTTGTTATACTGGCTTAGATCAAAGGGAAGCAACACTGGCGGATAATGCTCAATGCCTCAGTGCCGGATACGTTAAACATTATGGAAAAGCTATTTCAATAAAAGAATGGGAAAAAACTTGCGATTATTACGGGAAGTATTTCCCACCCTACAGTCAAAAATGGTTGGCTCGAAAGGGAAAAGCAATTCACACATTATCTGATTTTAATCGTCCATTAATTAAGTGGGAAGAAAGATCAGAGAAAGGAGTTCCATTGTGAAGGTTTTAATTTCTGCAAAATATGTATCTGATGACGCCAAATGTGGTGGCTCAGGAAGATTTATGCAATGTGTTTCTGATACCCTGATCGAATTAGGGCATACAGTGACTACTAATGTGAATGACGAATGCGATTTAATTATTTGCAGTCACGATATTAGCTTGCTTAAAAGCAGACTTGAAAAAAAGGTTTTTATTTCTCACGGAGTAATTCTGGAAGAAGCCTGTCCAAAAGGAGCAGACCGATACATTTCAATCAGTGAAGAAGTAAGAGCAGTTCATACAGCTAATGGTTTTGATTCAGATGTTGTTGGACAACCGATTAGAATACCAGTTCAAAAGAGACAAAAACCAAGGTTTTTTTTAAAAAATATCCTTATTATACGAAGGGAACAACAGCTAAAAAAAGAACCTTTTGATTTTCTATTTGATAAATACAATGTCAGGGTAAGTGATCCTAATTTTAATATCGAGGACCAAATTGCCTGGGCAGACCTTTGTATTACTCTGGGCCGTGGTGCTCTGGAAAGTATGGCACAAGGCAAACCAGTTCTAATTGCTGATAATCGGCATTATATGGGCGCAGTTGGTGATGGTTATGTTACACCATCCAATATAAAAGAGATTGCCAAGAACAACTTTTCTGGCAGACGTTTTGCAATTCCAATTACAAAAAATTGGGTTCTTGCTGAGCTCAAAAAATATAAGGCAGAGGATTCTCACTTTCTTTATAATTATGTCAAAAAGAATCATAACGCCAAAACTATTGTCCAGGAATACCTTAAAAAGAAAGTACATATCAAGCCAGATAATAAAGTGGCTTTTGGTTGTATGGTAAATGATCGGAAAAGGCTCGATTTAATACTCAGAAACTCCTCTTTGGGTAGTTCCCCATGCTTTACTATTATGGAACCAGAAACAGCCTCAAAAGGGCTTAATACGATGTTAGATGCGATTGAAAAAAGTGGGGCTGAAATCGGAGTGTTGACGCACCAAGATATGTTTTATCCAGGCCACTGGCTTCCAGCTATGGAAAAGCAGATTGAGAAACTTCCTGAAGATTGGGTAATTGCTGGAATTGTGGGAAAAGATGAAGAAGGAAATCTATGCGGAAGATTTCATGATATGAGCTCTCCACTTTGGATTGTTTCTGATCATGATCTTCCGGTTAAATGTGCGTGTCTGGATGAATGCACAATAATTGTAAATATGAAATCCTGTTTCCGGTTCGATGAAGAAATGTTGGGGTTTGATTTATATGGAACGTATGCTTGCCTCAGAGGACAGGAACTTGGCTCAGTATGGATAATTGATGCATGGGCAGAACACTACTGTACTCGATTTCATATGGAATGGGAACCAGATGAAGTTTTTATGAAAATGTGGAAATGGCTTTATGACCGATTTCCAGGACAGAATCTTGATTCGACTGTTCTGGTAAATAAAGAGAATCAAAAGCAGCTTGATAAGCGTCAGGAGCTTAAATTGAAGGCTGCAAGTTAATAATGTTAATTTAAAGAAAGGAGAAGAAAAATGGCCGCAGTTATTGGTAAACTTGCAAAGGTAATGTATGGATCAGTTAAAATCGCTGGTCTGTCAACTTGGACTGTATCTGGATATGAAGCACAAACTCTTGAAGATACTGAATTTGGTGATTCAGTTCAGTCTTTTCTGTTTGGTGGTGCTGGAGATCCTGGTACAATTTCATTCACTGGTTATCACGATCCGGCAGATACCACAGGACAGGCTGCTTTTGCTACTGCCTGTAAAGCCGGGGTTGAGTTATCAAATCTTTATTTTTATGAGACAGCCACCAAGTATTGGGCTGTTGCAGCAGGTGGAAAAATTCTCCCTACCAAATGTGATTCTATCTCTTTTGATAGAAATGCTCTTGGCCAGGTTGATTTCGCAGGAAAAGTATCTGGAGCAGTGCTAACTGCATACGGAACTTGATCTGCTTTTTTATTAATTCTTAAAGTGTAAAAAATGCGAAAGGAAAGGCCAAAGATGGAAAAAGGTGCAATTTTCAACATTGGAAGTACAGACAAAGGCGATTGGTTTGATTTCTTTGAATCAGAGGTTGATTTGACAACCGGGGAAATTACATATTTCCCTCCAAAAGCTGGGACAGGTCGAGCTTGTTTCAGATCGGCAAAGGATCTTTTGACAGAACAGATTTCCAAAAGGAAAAAAGAAGCGGAATTTGTTCTTAATCCAAAGACCAGATCCATGGAAAGGGTAGAATATTTTGCCCTCCAGGATCAGAAGCTTGAACAAAAAGAAGCCGATGACCGAATTGACTATATGATAACAGGTCTGGAGAAGTTTTTTGATGGGGCAGGAAAGCCCATTAAATGTACCAGAGAAAATAAACTCCTGTTGTCTAAGGTTCCAATGTTTGATCGTTACATGGCACGCTGTATTGAACTCCAACTGAATCTTCATACAGAGCATGCTGAGGGCGTGGAAAAAAACTTGTCGAAACCATAGAATGGACCAACATCTACGCACCACAATGCGAAGCGTGTTGGGAAGTATATGGGAATCGCAATCCACCTGAAGATCCTCCATGCGGCACCTGTAAACCAAAGTATTATTCTGAGAATGACAGGGCTGTAGAGATTTTTTACTTAACAAGAAACCAATTAATTATGAGTGAGAGTGGGCCAATCGACATCATGCATGAACCAATTTACCGGGCGATGGATCTGTATGGTGTCGATGACCAACTGAAGTGTTTTCAAAAGGTAATGATTCTTGCAAAAACTTGGCTTGATATAGTGAGGGAAAAATAATGGCAACAAAAGCTGGTGAGAAAAATTGTGCCGTAAAAATATGTAGCAAATGCATAGTTGAGAAGTCACCAGCTGAGTTCCATCGTGATAGCACAAGGAAAGATGGCCTTTATCCTAATTGCAAACAGTGCAGAACAATCTATTCAAAACAATACTCCGCATTGAATAAAGAGCAAAAAAAGAAAAAGGCTGCAAAATATTATATAAAGAATAAAGTAAAGATAGCAATAGTTGAAAAGAGATATAGAGAAGCCCATAAAAAAGAAAGAGCAGAACGTGGGAAAAAATATGATAAACTCCATAAAGTAGAGATTGCGATAAGAAAGAAAAAGTATGAACAAATCCATAAAAATGAAATTGCAATAAGAAGAAGAGAATATGATCAAACGGACAAAGGGAAAGAGTCAAGAAGGAAAAGAGCTCATAAACGTAGGGTTTTAAAATATGGGGGTGTTTATGAGCTCTTTGACCCGAAAAATGTTTTTGAACGAGATCAATATACCTGTCAATTATGCAAGCAGAAAACAAAGCCTGATTTAAAAAATCATCACGATTCATTATATCCTAACCTTGATCATATCATCCCATTGAGCAAAGGGGGCTCTCATACAATGACTAATACACAATGCTTATGCCATCAATGTAATATGGAAAAAGGCTCAAATAACCTATTAAAAAAGGTTGGATAAAAAATGGCAACAAGGGCTGGTGGTGCTTATATAGAGATAAGGGCCGATAATAAAAAGCTGAAAGGTGATTTAGACAAATCTCATAAAATGGTTTCGGGTTCTACGAATAAAATGCAGAGCCACGTGACTAAGGCTTTAATGGGAGTTAAACTTGCCGCTGCTGCCACCGCAGTGGCTTTTGGGGCTGTAATTATTAAGGCATCTATGCTTGGTGCTTCTTTTGAAAAATCAATGAAGACAGTTCAGGCAGTTTCCGGGGCCACAGGGGCTGAGTTAGACAAGCTCACTAAGATCGCCAGAGAGATGGGATCGCAGACTGAATTTTCAGCCAGTCAGGCTGCTGAATCCTTAAAGTTTTTATCAATGGCAGGTTTATCAGTTAAACAATCCATGGAAGCTTTACCCGGAATGTTAGATTTAGCAACAGCTGCTCAAATGGATCTGGGCCTTGCTTCTGATATTGTTACGGATACTCTTTCTGCTTTCGGAATGAAAACAAAAGAATTGACCAGATTATCAGATGCTTTTATTGCTACAGCTCAGAAATCTAACACCTCAGTTCAGATGTTGGGTGAATCTTTTAAGTTTGTAGCTCCAGTAGCTGCGCAGATGGGATACTCTGTCGAGCAAACTGCTGGGTATCTTGGCGTTTTAGCAAATTCAGGTATTAAGGCATCCATGGCAGGTACAGACCTTAGATCCATCATGTTAGGGACTGGGAAAGCTGCTAAAAAATTAGGTATTGAGGGGGCTTCTCTTAATACTGTTTTGAAAACAATCCATGATCGACAACTTTCAGCAAATGAAGTTATGGATTTATTCAATAAAATTTCCGTAAAATCAGCATTAGTTTTATCAAGTCAAACCGGGGCGGCAGAGAAGTTGACGCAGACCATTCACGATATGGCTGGGGTGACGTCAAAAACTGCGCAAATAATGCGAGATGGTTTATCTGCTGATATGGCAACTTTAAAGTCAACAGCTGAAGAAGCATCTCTTAAAATGTTTGAGTTATTCGGGCCGGAACTAAGGGAAGCAGTTCAAAATTTAACCACAATTATCCGGGAATCAGATTTAGTTTTAAAGGCTCTGGGAAAAACAGCAGATGTTATTTTCAAAACTCTCAATACTGTTATGAATGTACTAAGAGTTTTTGCCAAGGGCGTCAAAGATGTAAATTTGGCAACTCTTGAAAAGATCAAAGCAGATAAAGTTTATTATGAGATAATGGGCAAAAACACAGATCAACTTGATGCTCAAATTGCAGTACTTGAAAAGGATATAAAATCAGCCCAAGATGCAAAAGACATACATGATCTTTTAACAGCAACTTTTACTAATCAAATTGAAGCTCTTAAAGGGGTAAATACTGAAGTAGATAATAATGATGAAAAATTAAAAAATGTTATTGTTACTTTGACAGAAATAGAAAGAGAATTGAGAGATGATTCTTTATCAAAAGCTCTGGACCAATATTTTGGAGAAATTGAAACTCATGTGAGTGATGCTGATAAACTCCATAATGAAATGATCAAGACATGGGAAGAAGGAGAACTCAAAAAGGTTGAAGCTGGAATTGAAGCCCATGAAAAAGGAATTGAAGAAACTGAAAAAGCCTTGCAAGCACAAACAGATGCCACCCAGAAAGCTCTTGAAGAACAACAAGAAGCTTATAAGCACATGGGTGATAATATCCATGATGTTTTTTCTACTTTATATAAAGGGCTTCTGGATGGCCAAACAGATGTATTTGATCAGATATTAGCTTCATTTAAAAGTATGATTGCTGAAATGATGGCCCAAGCCAGTAAAGATTTGGTAATGAATCTTATATTCGGTACGAGTGGATCAAGTGGGGGTGGAACTGGATTGATGGGCAAGCTGAGTTCTATGATTTTTGGTGGAGGTAGTGGAGGTGGAAGTGTAGGTGGTTTTAATTTGAGTAATTTAGGTAAAATATTTGGAATGGGTGGTGGGGTTCCTGCTGGAAGTTTTGGCCCAGCCCTTGGAATACCTGGTTCAATGGCAATGGCAGGTAATTCTGCTTACACACTTGGTATAGGTGGTGGTGGTTTATCTGGCACACTTGGTGGTGGAGGAATGTCTGCGGGTGCTTCCTGGCCAAGCATGCTTACAGGTGCAGCCGGTATCGGAGTTATCGCAGCAGCCGGGATGATAGCAACAAAAGTTTTAGGCCGGATGTTCTCAGAAAAACCGCAATTCGGAATATCCGGGATGGCAAAAGAAGCCTGGAAATTCGGCACAGGCAGCTTTGATCGAGAGATAAATCCCTATGAAATTGCCATGGAAAATATGTATGACGATTTCAAGAGTAACCTTTACGATTACAGAGTATTTGCCGCTGACTTCGATAATGAACCAGAAATGAGAAATACATTATTCACTTATTTTGATACTGTTTTTGCCAATGTTGATAAGGCAATGTCTACCAATATAAATGATGTCTTAAAAGATTATCAGCATCTCGGAGTATCCTTCAGACTCACTGAAGATATGAATGCAGAACAAGCCTTAAAAGGACTTTCTTCAGCGGTATTTTCCGAGCTCTTAGGAAGTATGCTTTTGGGGGTTCTTCCAGGTCAAGGAAATATGGATCAAATAGTATCTACTATTGTGGGAAGCAAAAGAATAACAGCTGGTGATTTAGCTGCAAAGAATGCTCCAAAACCTGGATCAAGAGAATTTTACGACAGTAGTGGATTTTCGGTTCAAGGAAAAGGGTCAGGGGCTGATACTTATCTTTACTCTGAACCTGTTTATGAAGATATAATCCATCAAGTTTCTGCTGTAGCCGATATATTCAATACCGCTTTTTTCGAAGCAATTATGCCAGAAGGATCAACAACCTGGGATGCCTTTATTTCTTTCTCAGATACTGTTAAAAAGACAACTGATTTCATGGAAAAGTTTGATAATAGGGTTAATAATCTTGGATTGAGCTCTGTTGAAGCCTACAACCAGATTGCCTTTGTTTCAAACGCATTGGCTGAATTGGATGCTGCTGTTGAAAATATGAACCTGAATGTGATGCAAGTCACTATTAAAACTTTGGTGGAAGGATTCAATGCCCTGAATGATGAATTGAAAACAGCTAATGCAACAACAGAAGAATTGACCGAAGCCCAGGAATTACAGAATTCTATATTTGCTGGAACAGTAAAAGAAATGGCTGCTCCAACTGCTGCTATTTTTCAACAAATGGCTGATTCTGTTAAAAACTTTGTATTCAATGCAGATCAATTAAAGATGCAACAAATAGCTGGTCAAGGAGAAAAAATAAATAAATTCTTCACTGAGCTTTATGATGCTGCTGTTTTAGCTGGTGACCCAACATATATAGCCCAATTAAAAGAAGTTCAAAAGGGGTTTGGGTACGTGGTTAACACTTTGGCTATGGTTGAAGGGCTTAACCTTTATAAATCCCAACTATTAACTGTGGGGGCAGCCAAGGCTGGTATAGCAGGACTGAGTAATGAGTTTACATCTGCTACAATTGGACAAAAGTATGGTGTTCAGTTGGATTCTACTCAACAGCAAGCCAACTTTGTAAAGAAATTCATGGGTTGGTCACCATCTGAGTTTATTGAATCAGCTGGAATTTTTAATGTAAGTGTTGAAGAAATGGCATCTGATATGACCACAATGGCTAATATCGTAAAGGGTACTTCAGATGTATTTCTAAGCATTCAAAAAACAATTAAGTCCACTATAATTTCCCTTGAAGATCAATTCGGAACAAGTGGTAATTCTACTCTTTCTGCTATTATGAAAGATTTTAATAAGGCTGCTGGGGATGCTATGAGTTTAGATCCAACAACCGCAGCTGCTGGAGCTGGAAAATTAGCTGACTTGTCCGGGAAAGCAATGAAAAAAGCCCTTGAGACCGCCAAAAATTCTTATGAATACAATAAAATTTGGTCAAAAGTTCTTGGGACTTTAAAGGATGTTGAAAGCAGTACAAGTCAAACAGTAACAGCCCTTGAAGTTGTTGATCCACAAGCTCAATTAACTGAATTGAAAACTATTGCCCTTGATACTGGAAAAATAGATACAGGGATTGCAGCATTATTAAATGAACAAACATTTATTGATTATTATAGTGCTTTTAATGATGCTTTTAATGATGGGTTGGTTTTTGATAATTTAAATTCTACTCTTTTAAAACTCCCTGATGCTCTTGGGATTGCTTTTGGTGATATTTCAATTAATGCATCTGCTGCTTTAAATCAAGCCTTGATAGATATTGTTGCTGCAATGGGTTTACCAAATACAACTATTCCAAATATTTCAAGTGTAAATGCAGGCAAAGTCCCAACAACCACCACTCCATCAGCAGGGGGGGCTTATATCGCTGGTACTTCCACAGCTGCTGGGAGCATGGAGCTTACAGGATTGATTTCAAAATATGGCTTGTCCGGTGCTACAAGTAACGAGATCTCAGCTGCCATTAATAGTTTTAATTCCATGTCTGCTGGTGGGCCTGATCAAGTTGCCTGGGCTAATTCGTTAGGGGTTTGGGTTGGAGATTTGCAGCAAGATGTTAAAAAAATGCAAGGCTATGGATATAAAGAAGGTGGGATTGCTACTGGACCAAAATCTGGATATTCAGCCCTTTTGCACGGCACAGAGGCGATTATTCCAATGGGTAAGGGTAATATACCCCTTACCCTTCAAAACGATTATTCTGAGGGTATTCTGCTCGAAATAAAGGGATTACGGACTGAGCTCAGAAATGTAAATGCTGTCAATTCCCTAAAAATCAAGAAAATCAAACAAACTTTGGATAGAGTATCAGATGGTGGAACAACTTTTGCCGTGGAGACTAAATAAATGGAAGTAACAATCCCCAAAATAACAAAATTATTAGCGAGCAATGTTTCCGAAGCAAGTTTCTCCGATTGGGATGCCCTAAAATCTCCAGCCTATGCCGCAGGGGCAAGGGCATACGTTTTATATTCTGACTATCCAGAATTATTATCTTACGGTGATTGTATATTTGACCAGTTCACCACAGATGGTTCCGAGTGGAGTTATGATGGGACAAATTCTGAATATGATTGTGATGGTGCTCAAGCTGGAAATTCAAAAATATACCAAGTCACTGAGAATATTGATAGTGGTGATTTTGTTTTAGTTCAGTACCAGATTAAAAATTATTCAGCTGGAGAAGTTAAAGCCTATGTGCAAGGTGGTCTGGGAACAGCCAGAACAGCCAATGGAACTTATCAGGAAATAATAACTGCTGGAAGTACAGATACCAAAATTGGTGTTCAAGGAAATTCAGCTTTTATTGGATCAATTACTAATGTTTCTATTAAAGCAGCAGTGAAAGATTTGTATGCTTCCAGAGAAGTTTATGAATCCCAAGTTGATTCTAATGACAATAATTTTCCACCAGATGATGATGGAACAAATTGGATTAAAGTCAGTGCCTCAAATAGATGGAAAATGTTTGACGATTATATGGCATCCCAATCTGAAAATCCTGCTAAAATTTCTATAAAAATAAAATCAAATAAAAGTAATAAATTGGCTTATTTTCTTGTTGAAGCCAAGAATGTTGAATACATAGTTTCTGATGATTCAAAAACAGAAACTGCCACAGATTCAATAACACCTGCTGCGGCAGCTATCGCAATAACAACCACTCATGCAAATACTTGGGCAATTGGGGATAAAGTTGAAGTTTACAGGACTTCAGATCCAAGATCCTTTTTTGCTGGTACATTAACGGATTGGACCCAGGGAACAGGAGTGGCAGAAGTTACAGCAACTGTATTTGATGATTATTCAGGTGGACCCCACACAGACTGGACAATGGTGAGGGTTTATGATCATGAATCTGGATCTTTATACCAAGAAGAAGTTTTGTCCTGGTCTGATTATTTCTTTTCCCCAATTCGGTTTTCTACTTCTCAGGCTGAATCCTTTACCTATTCATATAATACAAGCTGTCGAGTGATATTTACAGGTGATACCAACGATACCATTAGGGTTGGACATATTGTTGTAGGGCATAGCTCCTATCTTGGTGGAACTAAATTTGGATTACGTGGCAGTATATCTGATTTTTCTGTAAAAGAAGCTAATACTTTTGGTGAGTATGCTCTGGTTCAGAGAGCATACGCAAAAGAATTACGATACACAATAAATGTAAAAAATACAGCTGTGGATCAGGTGTTTCAAACCTTAACACAATTAAGAGCAATACCTTGTGTCTGGGATGCCAATAATGATTCTACATCTTTAAGTATGGCAATTGCTTTTGGGTTTTTTAGTGATTTTGAAGTAATGGTCCCAAGTAACAATTTATCTGAATGTGATTTAGAAATTCAAGGGTTAACATAAGGAGAAAATAAATGGCTTATCAAATTGCACAAACAATCAGTGATCCTGGGACTGCCCCACAAAGGACTGATCCGGATAATTTTGATACAAGGGCTGATGCGTTTTTAACTGTTCTTTCATTATGGGGAGCAGCTACCACAGGAGAACTAATTGTTTTAACTGCTCAAATGAATGCTTTATCCACAGCGGTTGATGGATATTCTACTGATGCTGAAACTGCTCAGACTGCCGCAGAAGCAGCACAGGCAGCAGCAATTGCAGCATCAGGGGCAACCGAATGGTTGATTGGCACAACCTATGATGATGGTGATGTTACTTGGGGTTCTGATTCAAAAACATACAGGGCAGCACAGGGGAGCAACACTGGACATGACCCTGTTGGAGATGATGGGACATGGTGGGTGCAAATATCTGGTGCTGAAGTTGGAGCAAACTCAGACATTACTTCTATGACCGGTCTTTCAGATGACGGTATCCCTCATGCAAAAATAGCAGACCTCCAAGGCAACAAAAACGCCATAATAAACGGTGACTTCAATATCTGGCAGAGGGGTACGAGTTTTGCTGCTATTGCGAATGGTAATTACCACGCTGATAGATTTACATATTTTCTTCTTAGTACAGCAGTAACAACTGTCAGTAGAGATACAGATGTTCCAACACAGTCTGAGTCAGGGCATAAAAGCAATTATTCAATGAAATTAGATGTTACAACCGCAGATGCTTCAATAGCCTCAAATGATAGAGTTGCAATTTTGCAAAATATTGAAGGCTACAATTTTGCTCCTTTCGTTGGAAAAACTGCCACTTTAAGTTTTTGGGTTAAGGCTGTTAAAACAGGTATTTATTGTGTAGCGTTTACAAGTAGCACTGGTGATCGAAGTTATGTAGCTGAATATACAATCAATTCAGCAAGCACATGGGAAAAGAAAACGGTTACTCTTACCTTTGATTATAGCGGGGGAACCTGGGATTATACTAATGGAATAGGTTTACATATATCATGGACTATTGCAATGGGATCAGACTTTCAAGGAGTTGCGGATACATGGAATTCAGCACAAGACTGGGCAACCTCCAACCAAGTAAACGGAGTAGATTCAACAGACAACAACTTCTGGCTTGCTCAAGTCCAATTTGAGCTTGGCTCAACAGCCACAGACTTTGAATATCGGCAGTATGGTGATGAACTGGCTAAGTGTCAGAGGTATTATAGCAAAAGTTATGATTATGACGTTGCACCGGGAACTGCTGATACAGACGGGTCTATATATTCCAGAGATTCGGGTAATACAAGTGCTGATTTTTTATTGGCTGTTGCAGTTAAATTCCCTATGACTATGAGGGCGCAACCAACTATGGTGGTTTACGATGAAGCGGGTACATCTGGTAAGGTAACAATGCCAGCGGGAAGCGTTAATGCTACTGCTGCTCGTATAGGTTTTACAGGAGCATATGTTTCAGGTGTGAATGGTGCGGCAACTGGCGATCATTCTATAGGTTTCCATTACACAGCAGACTCAGAACTATAAGGAGAAGTCATGTATAAACTAACAAACTCAGAAACAATCATAAGGCTAAAAGACAATGCCAGTATCCCGGCTGATCCTGCAAATAGTGATTATGCTGAATTCAAGAAATGGTTAGATAAAGGCAACACACCCGAACCAGCAGACCCGATACCAGAACCAACATATCAAGAAAAAAGAAGGGCTGAATATCCTTCAACAGAAGAATTGATTGTTGCTCTTTGGGAAAAAGATATTGAGGGCAGGCCGGAAACGTCAATTGCTTTGGAAGAAAAACGAAAAGTCATAAAGAAGAAATATCCTAAAAAATGACAATTTTGCTTATCATCGTTTTTGTCCTTGGGGGATATCTTGTCTTTTCACCTGTTTATGATCTGTGGGGCAATAATGACAGAAGAAAAAAACAAAGACGATCTGGTATAACATCTCATCATGCTAAGAGTTACTTCACTTCTCAAGAATTGCGGAATGGTGACAGGCGTAAGAGATCGAACCAATAGGATAAACCATGACAACAATAAAACAAGCACTAATACAATACTATTCATCTGGCACAGGTGGGCAGCAGTGGCTAAGTGGAAAGCTTGCAAGGGATATGCGTGATCCAGATCAGGGATGGCAAAAGAATATCCTGTTAAAAGCCATTGCCAAACTTTGTCTTTGGTATAATCCTCAAGCTGTCCATCCCGATATGGTTGTTGAAATATGCAACTCAATCAAGATGCCAACAGTTGAAAAACTTCTTGTCCTGATGCAAGGGGCAGAGGATATAGGGTTTGATTTATCAGGCTTGTTTGAATGGATGCACCCGACACTGACCAAGAGGTATTTCACAGAGGTCATTGATTTTATTGAATTGAAAAAATTCATCCACGATACAATACCGGGAACATTCAGGGTTTTATTTGGCCCGGCTCAGCATGAAAGAGATCTGGTGGACGTTGAAGATGAATTCAATATTATTATACCAGAGGATAAAATTGATTATGTAGAAGGAGAAGACCCATCCTCAAGACACTTGTATATAAAAGATAAAAATGACTGCGATGACCAATTTAGGCGAGGCAAAGTCTGGCTTGCAAATCAATTTTTAGGCAACCTGACAAGAGGTAATATCAAAGCCAACTTCTATCAGGATAATATTTTTAAAGGTGGTCATTCCTTTAAGATAATTATTTATAGAAAAACAGACGGCCCTTTGTGGATATGTTTTAGGGATAACGATGATAAAGAAGCTGGATGGGATTACGGAGAAGAAATCAATTTGCCTGCTATTAAAAAGATTGTTGGTGATTTTAATAGGATGGAAATTATCAGGATAGTGATGTAAATAAACTTGATATGAACTATAATTTAACATATAATAAAATAAATAGAGCAGATAGGGACTATAGCCCGATAAGGCAAGCTACCTACTTGTTTTCTGCTCTCCTTTTAATAGGTATTTTACTGAGGAGTGAAATCATGTCTGCTGAAACAAAACAAGAAAAATTAAAAAGATTGACAATCTATTATCCAGAAACAGGTGTTTTCTTTGACCGTAAAACTGGTAAAATAGTTGGACGGCTTGACACATCCGAAAATCAAGGATATTGGGCGATGTATGTTGGTGGTATTCGTGGCAACCGTTCTCGCCTTGCATGGATATACATGGAAGGCTTTGACCCTAATGGGTATGATATAGACCACAGAAACCGCATAAGGTTTGATGATAAATGGGAGAATTTACGGCTGGCTACAAGACAGTGCAACTCAAGAAATTGCAATCTAAAAAAAACAAACAAATCAGGAATAACAGGAGTCTTTTGGTTTAAACGTGATAAAAAATGGACTGCACAGATTTTTATCAATTACAAAGCAAAGTACCTTGGATATTTTGATACAAAAATAGAGGCAGCCAAGGCAAGATGGCAGGCTGAGAAAGATAATAATTTCCCAGATTGTAACACTTACTCATCCGCATATTTATATTTAAAAAAGAAATGTGTTATATAATGGATATAATTAATATAGTGATGTGACTTTATTAAGGAGATGTCATGGCTAATGAACCAGAACATGAAGAAGAAGTTGTATTTACAAAAAGGTATTCGGATCATGTCAAAAACAGGTCAGACAGGGATTTATTAATTGGCCACTCAAAAGACATTAAGTTAATTTGCAAGAAACTGGATGACAGGGAAAAGAAAAGAGAAGATTTTGAGACAAGAATTTATGACAAAATTGGAGAATGGTCAGACAAGGTTGATTTAAGATGTGAATCCAGGCTCTCTATGATTGGAACAAAAATGGGGGCAAGCACTTTTCGATGGTTGTTTGGTCTTTTAGTTTTAGCTGTTTTGAGTATGGCAGGGGCAGTGAGTTACAACAGGGTTGATATAAGTCAAGCCAAATCACTTATTAATTCAAACGCTGTGCATATCCAGGAAAACATAAAAACCATTCAGGGCCTATGCGAACCTTGAAAAGGAGGGATACGATGAACCCGTTTATGATAATTTTTTTATGTGCTATTGGCGTTATTGCCTTTAATATTGAAGCAGTATCCTATTTTTTTGGGTACGGATCTCTTGTGATAGAACAAGGTTGCATTGCAGCAATAATACTTATCAGCTTCTTGAAAATCACAAGACATGAAAAAGAATGAGATAATCATAAAGGATACTAATGTTCTCAGGGGGTTAATGGAAAGGAACTATGCTCCTTTATTAATAACAATAATATGTGAGATCATTGATAACTTTGGTATCCGGATGAGCGAGTCCTGGAGAGAAAAGAAACATCCTAATGATCTCCATGGGACCAATCCAGTTAGGGCCATTGATATTTCTGAGTGGGTTTATAATCCCGGGCAAGCCAAAGATATTGAGAAATGGATTAACAGAAACTGGGCATATGATCCAAATAGGCCAGGAATGAATGTCGCATGGTTGCACAAAGCAAAAGGTGGAGTCTTACATTTTCATATCCAGGTCCACCAAAACACAAGGAGGAGAATATAGTGAACCCATTTAAAGATTTAAAACCAAAAACAAAAATGACTTTGATTATTTGCGTTACTGTTATTGCAGTATCCCTTATTGTGGGTGCAGCCATGACTGATAACTTTGATCTTCTGCTTTCACTCTTTGATAAGGCGGCACCGAAATGAAGATATTAAAATCAGCGCAATTCTTTGGCATATCTCCTGTCTCAAAAGTAATCCAGAGGCAGACAGGGCCATATTCCCATACCGCAATATTTGTCGATCAGGATGGAAAAGATCTTATCCAACAGCTTACCGGGAAAGATCCTGCAGGGATTGATCTTCTTGAACAATGGCCCCATGAAGGCCTGATAGAGTCATGGATGGACTATTCTTCTTTTGATAAGCATACAAAAAGGACCCCTTATGAGATATGGGGGCTGGAGATATCTGATCTTGATTGGGCCTATTGTATGTCCAGGTATATTAAATCATGTGAGGACCGGAGGCCCTATGATTGGGCCGGGATAATGAATTTCCGGTTAAAGTCTATTAAAGAAGATCCAGACAGGACATTTTGTAGTGAGGAGTATATAACGCCGGTTGTTGAAATATTAAAGTGGGATAGTGTGGAGCCCCATACCGTCCATCCTACAATGAGCGTTAATCTTACTCAGGCTGCAGGAGGACGGATTTTGTCTAAGGGGTTTTGTTAGGCTTTTGTGTATCCCCCTTAAAAAAATGATTCACTCTCTAAATCAAACTCTTTCTGCTTACTATCAAATATAGGCTGGCAGTTAGATATAGGAACAAACGATCCCCTACTTACCAGGGGAAACAATGTTTGTATCCGGTTAAAG